GACAGCGACAGATAAACCACGCCGTCGGCGATATATTGCTCTATTCGTGCAAGCTTTAGCGCCTTAAGATAGGCGCTGTTTCCCTTGTAATTGTTTAGCATTTGATTCTACCCTTTGATGATTTCGAAGATGTATTTATTTTTGGCAGCTTTATAGAAAGTATATCGGCCCTTGCAGTAACTATTTGCAGCTGCTCCGATTCTGTTGTATACGTCGTCCCGCGTCTCGCATTCTACTTCGAACCAATGCCCGCGTTTCATGCCGCCCATAATATCGCGCCAACTGGAAGCCGGTTGGGTTATTCTTTTAGGTGCTGGTCGTGTAGTAATTACTTTTATTTTTAATGCTTTTGTAGTTTTCATGGTTTAAACCTCTGTAGTTAGGTTATCAATAAAGCTCTGCTCTACCGCTTCGACACTATCTGCGACACCTTGCAGCCACTTGTTTACGTGTTTCGTTGTAGTAACACTATGCTTGGTGCTCGTCTTGACATAGCGGCCACTGGGCAGCATGGCGGCCACTGGTGTTGAATAGCTAAATAATACAACCATTCCATTAGTTGTTAGCTCTGCTTGGTTACTTCCGATTTGTTTCAGTTTCATCTGTATTGCCTCGTTTTGGTTTGGTTTAGTTGGTTTAATAATAGCCACTGTATGCCAATGGCTACGATAAAACAACTACTATAATTTTATACCTTTTCCATAAGCCATAATTCTAAACCTTCTGAACGCTTATCATCGCGCTCTGTCTCTTCCTGTATCATCTCCATAACACACTCAAGCGCCTCTTGCTCTGACTCTATACCGTAGACGGTGAAGCAGTGATAGTCAACCCAGTTCCCAACAAAATCACGCCTTTGCATGTTAAAGGTTGCTGCCTCATTCCACTCTGCGCGAATGTGTTCGCCTTCTATTACAAGTTCCCAATGTTTCATGTTGTATTGCCTCTATTGTTTGGTTTGCCCCTTGCGGGGCGTTGGTTAGTCTATAGTGCTGCGCGGATAGCTGTAAGGATTGGCGCTGACCTGTTGTTCGCTGCGCGTACCATGCCGTCAATAACGCGAATGGTGGCGTCCTTGTTGCCGTAGTTGATGTGCATCATGGCTAGCTTAACTGCGCGTTGGTCTGTCTTGCTGAGCTTGTTGATTAGGTCTGTCATATTGTGTCACCTTGTTTAGTTAGTGTCTTTCTCGTCTTGATGCGTTCATTATATAGCTTCGCCGCATGGTGTCAACAATTATTTTAATATAATTACAATTAATTTCGTACAACCTAGATATAAGGAGCGGGCGCGCGCGCGAATACTACAGATGACAACCATTGTCAAACATTAGTGTGACCAATCCATCTTGATTAGTCACGAGTATATCTTGCAGTGTGGTTGCTTGTGTGGTACTAATGTGGTCTAGTGTGGTCTGTAGGTATCCTATAGCATACACTCACCCCAGTTGTACAGATGTAAACGTGACTATCCTTTCGCTTCTGGTCACCAATTGATTTGCTTGTGGGCCTTGTGTGTGCTAGTGATAAACAGGGGGCGGGGGGCCGGTTGTGGCTTTGGTATTCTCATGGGTACCCTCTGATATACAAAAAAGTGACCATTTAGGAAGGAGACGTGTGTGAGCTATAAGTGTTACCAAAAGTAACAGTATTGTGTGTAGATAGGTGGCCCGTAAGTCATTGATTTATAAGGGAGTTCGCGGGTACACTTAAGTACACTAAAGGGGGTAGTTAAATTAACTGAAATACTTCTTGACTTCTAAGCTAAAATATGGTATAATATACCTATGTTATAAATTACTTCATTTAGTTATTAACATTAAGATATTAACAAAAGAACTTAACTAAAGGGTCTTAGGTATACTAAGGTAGCCCATAGGAGTTATATTGACTGAGAAAAAAGTAAAGAAACAAGCCTCTGGTAAGAGGATTGGGCGTCCACCTAAGTCTGAGGTTGTCAGCCGCAAGCGGGGAACCGTAGGGTCAGTAGGTAGACCTAAAGGTGACGCTGCTATCATCAATGAGTACAAGACTAGGATGCTTACGTCTCCTAAGTCTAAGAAGGTCTTAGAGTCTATCTTTGATGCTGCTTTAAATGATGACCATAAGAATCAGGCTGCTGCTTGGAAGCTAGTGATGGATAGGGTCTTACCTACCAGCTACTTCGAGAAGGATGCAGCAGGTGGTAACAAAGGTGGTATCAACATATCCATTACTGGTGTCGGTGGTGAGAAGACTGTCATTTCAGGTGGCTCAACAGAGCCTGTAGCCGAAGGAGAGTACACCGAAGATGTATGATATCAACCAAGACCTAGATTACTTCACCAAAGAAGAGTTTGCCTGTCAGCACACAGGTGAGAATGAAATTAAAGATACATTCCTATTGAAGCTAGACCTGCTTAGAGCAAGGTGTGGTTTCCCATTTGTTATAACCAGTGGCTATCGTAGCCCCGAACATCCGATTGAATCGAGAAAGGAGAAAGCAGGAACTCATGCCCAAGGCATTGCAGCGGACATTAAAGTTAGTACGGCACAACAAAGGTACACGCTGGTTGAGGAAGCTATCAAGATGGGATTTGGAGGCATTGGAATACACAGTGTCTTCGTGCATGTTGATATGCGCAATGTTGACGGTAATCGTCCGCCTGTAATGTGGTTGTACTAGTTAGTGACTGACTTAAAAGTTGAGTTGCTACCTTGGCAACAAGAGGTCTGGAATGATGAGGCTCGCTTCCAAGTAATAGCTGCTGGTAGACGTACAGGTAAGTCTCGTCTCGCTGCGTGGAAGTTAATCATTGAAGGTTTGACTACGACTAAGGGTCACGTCTTCTACGTTGCTCCTACACAGGGTCAGGCTAGAGACATTATGTGGCAGACGTTACTGGAAGTAGGTAACCCTGTCATTGTGTCTAGCCACGTCAACAACCTACAGATTAAGCTAATCAACGGTGCTACCATCGCACTCAAGGGTGCCGATAGACCAGAGACTATGCGTGGTGTCAGCCTTAAGTTCTTGGTCATGGATGAGTACGCCGATATGAAGCCGGAGGTCTGGGAGCAAATCCTAAGACCTGCCCTAGCTGACCAAAAGGGTTCAGCGATGTTCATAGGTACGCCTATGGGCCGTAACCACTTCTACGACCTACATCAGTACTCTGTGCTGGCTAAGGATAAAGACTGGAGTGGTTGGCACTTTACTAGTTACGATAATCCTCTCCTAGATGAGGAAGAGATTAATGCAGCTAAGAAGTCGATGTCAGCATTCTCCTTTAGACAGGAGTTCATGGCGTCCTTTGAGGCAGCGGGTGGTGAGCTCTTTAAGGAAGAGTTCGTAAAGTTCTCAGAGGAAGAGCCTAAAGATGGTGGTTATTACATTGCTGTCGATTTGGCAGGATTTGCAGATGTCCAGAAAGCTACAACTAAGACTAACCGTCTTGACCAAACGGCTATCGCTGTGGTTAAAGCAGGCACTGAGGGCTGGTGGGTTGCTAATATCATACATGGCCGTTGGGGCGTCGAAGAGACTGCCAGACGAATCTTTGAAGCAGTCAGAGACTACCAGCCAATCTCAGTAGGTATCGAGAAAGGTGCCCTAAAGAACGCTGTATATCCATACCTGAATGATATAATGAAGAAGAACCAACGATTCTTCAGGGTGGAAGAGCTTACCCACGGTAACCAGAGGAAGACCGATAGGGTTGTCTGGGCCTTACAGGGTAGGTTTGAGCACGGTAATATAACACTTAATAAGGGTGAATGGAACGCTCCCTTCTTAGATGAGTTGTTTCAGTTCCCTAATAAGCTTGTTCACGATGATTTGATAGATGCCTTAGCCTACATAGACCAATTGGCTAAGATAGCCTACGCTATTGATTACGAAGAAGAAGAATACGAATTCCTAGACACCTACGCAGGGTACTAAACTATGTTAGATTCCAACGAACCATTCACTATTGAAGAATCACTAGAAGGATGGGTAAGTAATAAAGCAATGTCTTGGAGAGATTACTTCGAGGCTAACTACTCACAGAAGTTTGATGAGTACTATCGTCTCTGGCGTGGCCAATGGTCTCCAGAAGACAAGACTAGACAGTCAGAACGCTCTCGTATCATCAGCCCAGCACTACAACAAGCCGTTGAGTCCTCCGTAGCGGAGCTAGAGGAAGCTACCTTTGGCCGTGGTAAGTGGTTCGACATCAAAGATGACTACATGGACAAAGACCAAGCAGACGTAATGATGCTTCGTAACCACCTAGAGTCCGACTTTAAGCGTAACAAAGTCCGTAAAGGTGTAGCTGAGTGCTTAATCAACGCTGCTGTCTTTGGTACTGGTATCGCTGAGATTGAATTGTCAACTGAGAAAGAATTTAAGCCGGCTACTCAGCCTCTGATGGACGGAGAGCTAACAGCAGTTGGTGTCAACATCGTAGACCGCACCTGTGTCAAGCTACGACCCGTTATGCCACAGAATTTCCTTATTGACCCAGTAGCTACGTCCGTTGACGATGCTCTAGGTTGTGCTGTAGATGAGTTTGTCTCACGCCACGTAGTGGAAAAGCTACAGGAACAGGGTGTTTATCGTGACGTAGAGCTACAGGAAGCCCAACAGGACTTCGATATTGAGCCTGACCACGACATTCAGTCTATATACGAAGAAGATAAGGTACGTCTAACCAAATACTACGGTTTAGTACCCCGTCACCTCCTAGAAGAGGCTATGAAAGACCCTGACGCAGAGGAAGAAGCAGTTAGCTTGTCAAGTGACGAAGAAGATGACAGCTACTACGTTGAGGCTATCGTTGTTATTGGTAATGACGGTGTTTTACTTAAAGCTGAAGCTAATCCGTACATGATGGGTGACCGTCCTATCATTGCATTCCCTTGGGATGTCGTTCCTAGCCGTTTCTGGGGTCGAGGAGTATGTGAGAAAGGGTATAACTCTCAGAAGGCGTTAGACGCAGAACTACGAGCTCGTATTGATGCTCTAGCACTGACTGTACACCCTATGTTGGCTATGGATGCCTCTCGTATGCCTCGTGGTGCTAAGCCGGAAGTACGTGCAGGTAAAGTTATCTTGACAAACGGTAACCCCGCTGAGATTCTACAGCCATTTAACTTCGGTCAAGTCAGTCAGATTACCTTCGCACAGGCAGGTGCCCTACAACAGATGGTACAGACCTCTACAGGCGCTGTAGACTCCACTGGTGTGTCAGGTGGTATTAACGGAGAAGCGACGGCAGCGGGCATCTCAATGAGCTTAGGAGCCATCATTAAGCGTCACAAGCGCACTTTGATTAACTTCCAAGAATCATTCATCGTTCCCTTCGTCACTAAGGCTGCTCATCGCTACATGCAGTTTGAACCAGAGATGTACCCTGTTGCTGATTACAAGTTTGATGTATCTAGCTCTCTGGGCATTATTGCTCGTGAGTATGAGGTTACACAGCTCGTACAGTTACTACAGACCATGTCTCCAGACACTCCGATGTACCCTGAATTAGTTAAATCAATTGTTGACAATATGAATTTGTCCAATCGTGAAGAGCTTATCGCTAAGCTTGACCAAGCTAACCAGCCTAACCCAGAAGCACAGCAGGCTCAACAGGCTGCACAGCAAGCTCAGATGGCCTTCCAAGCCTCACAGACTGCTGCACTCAACGGACAGGCCCAAGAGTCACAGGCACGAGCTGCTAAGGCTGCTGCTGAAGCACAGGCTGTACCACAGGAGCTTGAGATTGACCGTATCAGAGCAGTTACAGCTAACCTTCAGGCTGGAGATGCAGACGACAAAGAGTTCCAGAAGCGTCTTAAAATCTCTGAGCAGCTACTGAAGGAGCGTGAAGTAGCTGTTAAGGAAGTAACTAAACAACCCAACCCGCAACCTACACAAGGATAATTGCTACAATGGTACTAACAAGTAAAATGTTTGGAGACGCTATGCAGCAAGTAAACATAGCGTTTGCAGAAGTCAATAAAAAGGTTGACAAACTAGAATTAGAAGTTAAAGAACTTAAATCTAAGCAGGAGAAGCCCAGTGGCGACACCAAGAAAGGGAAAAGCAAAGGTTAAGGTAACCTCAAGTGGCAAGAAGGTAAGCTACGGGCAGGCTGGTAAGGCTAAAGGTGGAGGCCCTCGTGTAAAACCGGGGACTTCCAAGGGCGATAGCTACTGCGCTCGAAGCCTTGGCATCAAGAAGGGCTTACCCAAAGCTAAACAAAATAACCCTAACACCCCTAACAACCTCTCACGTAAGCGTTGGAAGTGTTCTGGGGCTAAATCTAAGCAGTGAGGTGTTAAATGAAGTGTTCAGTATGTGACGGCAAGAAGAAGAAAAAGACAGCTAAGAGCAACAAGATGCCCATTAGAGGTCAAAGAGCTGCTAAGAACAAAGCTAAAAAAGGTAAGTAATATGCCCACAGCTAAAAAGTCAACAGTTAATAAAGCAGGTAACTACACTAAGCCTACCATGCGTAAGAACTTGTTTAATAAGATTAAAGCAAGCACTAAGGGTGGAAAGGCTGGACAATGGTCTGCAAGGAAAGCTCAGATGTTAGCCAAGGAGTATAAGGCTAAGGGTGGAGG